AGCGGACCAGCTAAGACACCAACATAGACTAAAAGTTTACAATCCACCTGTTTGTCGCCGATATAAATATGTAAAGAATCTATGGCAATCCTGGGGAGCGGGTGCCTCTTCGTACTACTTCGTTGGTTGGGATAGAAGGGTTAACACAAGCCAATGGTATGAAGGGATACATCCAGGAAGATTCTTCTTATTTTACAGAGAAAATGAGATTGTACAAGAAAGAAATAGGGGTGTCCGGGTAGTGTGGAGAGGTCCTTGTGAAGATGGATACAGATATCCACAAACTCCTATCTTTGATAAGGGACCATATGAACAACTGATAGAAGATCTACGATGTATAGATGGACCAGGACTAGGTGAATCTCCCGGATCAAAGGTTGAGCATATAGATGATCTTTTCACATAGGGATAAACTCTGATAAGTTTTTTATGCAACATTTCCGGAAGAATACAAGATAAATATCTTATCGGAAGATTGGAGTGATAAAAGTTCTTCATTTAGAAGCAATTGCATGAATTTGATTCCTACCAGTAGTTAGTTCAACTAACTCTCAAACATATAGGATATATATATATATGTCCTTTTCCAAAACTCACGTTTCACGATCAGATGAGGGTGTTCAGGTATCTTTCACAAAAGCTGGTGAACACCAAGAAGTCCAAGAAATCCCAACCACACCAAGGGGATTTGTTGGACTCGTCTGCCAGTGTCACAATTTGAACTGGCACGATCCCCTTAATAATGGGGGGATATGCGACTACACTTATATTGATGGGAAAACACACGATCAGATGAAACCTCACCCCACTTTGGGACACCCTTGTGGTGATAAACTTAATCTTAGACAGGTGTCTATGGACGAATACCGACAAGTTTGTAAATACCAATTACTTAAACCATCTTGTAATCTTCCGAAAGATATTCACGATGACCTTGTTACATTTCTAAATCGGGGAGGGGGTGGTGAGAGCGATTATGATGAACGGTTGGATTCTTCGCATCCCAAACATTACAAGAACCATTACAGTAGTCTCAAAGAAATGTATGATGAAGAAAAAGAAAAATGACAGAGATTATGATATGACCGAAAAGATGATTTTCACTGAGCTTAATGGAGAATATACAACAATTTACGGTTGGAAAATGTTTTGGGATACAGATAGTAATCGGTTGTGGGATGCTGAAACATCTCTGTGTTGCGTTGGAATAATGCACAGAGATGAAAATGGAGAATATATTCCTATTATTTCTGAATGGGCACAGGAAACACGAAAATATGATCCAGAAACAAATGCGAGGTGGGGACTTCCACGATAGTCTAAAATGAAAAAAAATATGTATATATATATTATCTTTTAGTTAGTTTTTTTTATTCATCTAACATTATCTCTAACAATGATCACATAAATAAATATCTTTGTTTTCATCACTGACTAAGATCTCCTCAAAATTATGTGTATGACAATGAAACTTACATTTTTCACATTCTTCACATAGGACAACTAAATTATTCTTTTTTAGTGTATCTTTCAAAGATTCATGAAAATCGCGAATGATATCATCAATGTTATCATAATATCTTATATCATATATTTGTGTATATCCCCAAAATAATTTTGAAGAGGCAATAACTGTTCTATTGTAAATACTCATAATAAATACTTCTTTATTTATATATATATTTCTTTATATTACTAACCATATAAATATCTCATTTCTGCGTAACTCCTTTCTGTACCATCTTCTCTTGTGAAAACGCACTTCAAGAATGAGGATGTATCTCCAGTTTTAAGGACATCAAATGCTTTCTTATTATTATCATCCATACCATCTCTAAGTGTTTTATCTACAAACTCTATAAATGAATCTTTGGGGTTTTCTTCTTTTGTTTGTTCTTTATCACCCATTTGTTCTTCTTTATCTATTTGTTCTTCATCGGTATTGCTCGGAGTTACAGATGTATATTGAGAATCATCTATCTTATCAGTATTTTCCATTATATATATATTAATATAGTATTTATTCTTTAACTGTTAAAAAAAATCCTTATAATATTCACTATATTAACTTATACACAGATGTCATCAATATGTTTGATTGTTTCTCCAGCTCTTTCACCTAATCCCGGTCCATCAATAGTTAAGAGATCTTGAGCAACTTGTTGATGACTACCTAGATCACAAATAGATTTTATTGCTTTTTCTTCATCCCTATAGTTATCGTATAAATCTGTTGAAAAGATATCATTTTCTTTAAAGAATAAGAAGAATCTCCCTTCATGAATCCCTTTATACCACTTACTAACAAAGTTTCTTCTTTCTCTTTCTTTCATTTCAAAATATTCATCCTCTTCAGAATCGTTCCATTCTGATGTATCAATATAACGATCATTGAAAGAATACCACCAAGCTTCTACATAGTTCCAGTAACCTCCTCTAGAAGTTCTTTTATCCTGATATTTGGAAGCGTCTACGCTCGTATGACCGGTCCACTCAAGCACTTCTATCCACTTAACTATATTCTCTCTTCTCTCTTCAGGACATCTCCATCTCCACATTTCTTTTAAATGTTGTACTGCTAAGGATGGGAAATACATTTCATTAAAATACAAGATATATGGTTCTAAATTGCAATAATATTCTAGTGTTTCTTTTTGAATATACTGTTCGTGTGTATCTTTCACATTCTTAATCATTCCTCGGACAACTTCTTCGGGAAACACAGAAAGAAGACACAGGAAAACATTAGCGTCCCAACTTGTAAAGTTGGGCATCTTTTTAATATGATCTTTCAAATACTAAAAATTATCAAATTTGATTCATATGAAGTGATAGTATATCACATACAAAAATATTGTGTAATATATAATGAACGGTCTGATGAACAAGAAAAAGTTTCTTTTTATTGATATTAGAAAAAGTGATGAGGTTTATAGTAATCGTCTAGAGAACTCGGATGACTATGGGTTATATTTTTTTCCTATGAATACTATTCAATTTAATCGTGAAGAGATTATAGAACATTTAAAGTATGTGGACGAAATATATTTAGTTTGTAGATCTGCGAGTAGATCACAATATGTTAAAGATAGATATTTTTCAGAATATCCTAGAATAAAAGTGAGTGAAGCTCTTCAATTCTCAAACCTAAATCAAGGATTAAATGAAGTCGTAATTGGTAATCAAACATTAAGTTTAAATGTTGTGGGATCTAATTCATTCAATTTGTATAGTATTATGAGAATTATTCAACTTATGTTAGGATCCTTAATTTTAGGATTGGGTGGATATACATATATGAAAATAAAAAATAAAGGAGTTGATACACGTCCAATAATAGTTCTATTATTATTTGGACTGATGGCTGTAATTAATGGTTTAACATCAACTTGTACAATGTCTTTATTACTTCAAGATTATTTAAATTAGAAAAAGCTACAAACACTCTACTTAAAATTACAAGAATAAGAATAATATTATGGATACAGAAGAAATCTTAAAACGCATTAAACTTCATAATAGATTTTTTGATATTTTAGGAAATGAAATTGAAGATAAAAGAATATTACTTCTAGCGAAAAAATATATGGAATTATTATTTTTTGAATTACTTAAAAATAATATTAAATCCAGGTTATAACTATTTAAAATTATTTTGTAATATATATTTATAAATAATGATGGGAATGAAACCGATGTTTTTTGGATTATTGATGGGTTTTGGAAACTCTCAAATCATTGGAAATCTTCCAAATATAGTTACGGAGGGTAATATTTGTGGGGGGATGATGCCGTTGTCACTGGTGTCATCTTGTGATACTAATCTTGAGTGCGTGTATACACTTGGTCCGATGATAGCAGATGCTCCTGGATTTTGTCGTCCGACCTGTCCGACCGTTAGAGATCAATGGGGAAATTGTCTTCCCGATAATTGTGAAGTATGGAACGATGGATGTAATTCTTGCTCATATGATAAAGATTCTAACTCTTTAGTCGACTGCACTGAAAATGCGTGCTATACAGTTAGGAGACAAGCAACCTGTGAGAGATATTCAACAAATGAGAATGATTTTTTTCATTGTGCTCAATCGTATGATGTTTTAACGCAAATGAATAGTGTATGTTGTGCGAATAGAGATATGTGTATCACCGGGTTCCCAAGAGACTGCTCTCCCGAATGTGCATCTTTAGTAAATCTTGTATTCGCAAATTGTAAGACAGCACTTAATCTAGATGATATTACTTCTCAGAGTGGGTGGTCAGATTTTCATCAAAAGTGTATTGACACTGGAGGATCAACGGGTCCTAAAGAAATACCATTGAATTGTGCAGTTTGGTATGATGGGTGTAATACTTGCTCTGTAATAGATGGAGATGTTAATTTTTGTTCTCGACGTATGTGTCTTACTATGGGAGAACAAAGTTGTCGCGAGCATCACACAAATGTTACAACAACTCATGAAATGCGTGGTGATTGTTTTGATGGGATGGATAATGATAATGATGGACTATCTGATTGCGATGATCCTGATTGTCTTATTTACGGTAGATGTCGCAGAGTTGGTGGCTCAGAAACAGGTCGCGATTGCTTTGATGGTATTGATAATGATGGAGATGGATTAGCAGATTGTTTAGATGATGATTGCATTAAGGATCCTCGTGTTGCCGAACATTGTAGTGATGTTGTACGTCCTATGATTCCAGAACCTCTAATGATGCCACCAGTTTCAGCAACGGGACCGGGGCAAACTACAAACGGTCATTAATTTAATCTTTAGGCGGCACAATGGGATGATTAAATCAGATGTCCAGATTAAAAGAACTCATGAATATACCAAAGGGAGTATTAAAAAATTATATATATATATATATAAATGAAAAGTAAATTATTAAGAAAGAGAACTCAGAAAAAGAGAACTCAGATAAAGAGAACTCATAAAAAGAGAATAAAGAATACACTGAGGAGAAGTCAGAGGAACAAGAGAAGAAATACAAAAAGAATAAGAACTAAAAAAAGAATTATTAATCAAAAATATAAACGAAGTTCTAAGAAAAAGATAGGGAAACAAAGAGGTGGAGACAGACCTGCTGGTTTATCTTCTAATGAAACTGCTTTTTTAGATAGGGTTGATAATTCTACACTAGTAAGTGTGGAAGTGAATACTCAAAATACCAAATACACAGATTCTTCAGGAGCGATGGTCACTCTTTATTTTTTATTTGTAAAGATTAAAGAAGATAGTTCTAATATAATAGAGTATACTATATCACGAAGATATTCAGAATTATATGCCTTTCATACTTCTAAATATATGCAAATAAGACGCTCCGGGCGCCCAAAGTGGCTGCAGGATGAGGAGCGGATCAAATATCCGTTCCCGGAAAAGTCATGGTTTCGCCTCTCTGAAGAAGGGGAAAATAAAAGACTTCAAGCTCTGGTCAGTTATTTTAATATGTTCAACAGGTGTTTAAACGACTTAAATGAGTCCTTCTTATTATCGGAATTAGAAATTTTTAAACCAGGAGGGAACTTTAAACCAGGAGGGGCGTTACCCGAGAAAGTATCCATAGAAGAAATCAAACATGCCATTGTGAGAGGCCAGATTGTGTCGGAAGATTATGATGCGCTGCGGACAGAGCTTGCAGGTTTGAACCTGACGGATCTTCGCCAGCGCGCAATAAGCGCTGGGATCGAGTCTGCACAGATGGAGTCAATGGACAAAGACTACCCCGAGGAGTCCCTGAGGAGCTGGCTCCTTAATCAACAACTCGCCCGTGAGGGGGAAGCCGCTCCCGAGAAAGCCGCTGCCAAGAAAGAGCTCGAAGCGCGCAAAGAAGCTGTTGAGCGCTCAGCTAGAGAGGCAAAAGAACTTCGTGCCGAGAAAGCCGCTGCCAAGAAAGCCGCTGCCAAGGAAGCCGCTGCCAAAGAAGCCGCTGGAAAAACCCCAATCGATAATGTTAAAGGATTTTATAAAGTTCTTGGTATTAGACCAGATGCCACTTCTAGCGAGATAAAGAGGGCCTACCATAAGAGGGCGAGAGAGACACATTCGGATAAAGGAGGTGATGAAGATGAGTTCGTTCTCGTGAATAAGGCCTATGAAACCCTAAGTGATCCAACAAAGAGAGAAAATTATGATAAAGGTAATGATACAGAATCCCAAGATGATGGTATTTTTGGAACAGAATTATCTATTGAGAATGGTATAGTTTACCCAGAATGGGTAATGGGGGTGTATATAAATTACAAGATCAAATCTGTGCCGCCTGAGATTAAGCATGTAAATGAAGCTTTTGCTATTGAACTTGGAGTTTTTCCTCAATTAAAAAATTGGCATCCTGGTCGCTTAGATGATTCAAAATATCAATGGATTTACAGTGCTGGACAAAAAACAGAACAAACAACACTATGTGTTGATTTTTCTGGTTTAGAAGATATGATTGCTTCTTTAATGTCTGAACAAAACTATATAGAACTGATTAAACTGCCATTTGATAGCGTTCATAGTCCCTACACGAGAGCATTGGGTGAAAATTATAAAATCTGGATACTAATACTGGGAGATTTACTTACTGGTATCTCGCATAATATACCCATTAGAGAGACACGGAAAATACAATTTATTTCAAAGAAAGTATTGTTCATGGATTATGGGATTTTCAAAATACTTTTGGGTATTAAATATCGTGATGAAATCGTCAACGAGGCCGAGGTATTTTTAAAGGAGTATTATATAAAGTACCATAAAAAATATGGTGGATTCAAACCGAAACCTATCAATGGTTTAGACCCGAGTACTAATAAATATATATATAATATATATATAAACGATGAAAATGGCATCATTCATCGTTCATTATTGCATTATACTACAATGACCATCGTCATTTACCAAACCGGAAGAAATTTTTACGATCGCCAGGTTTTTTATAGTTTAATAGAAAAGGAACTACAATCAATATTATTACCCGCACGTAAATTTATGCTTTCAGTATTATTAACGGCGACAGAGCCCGAAAAATTAGGATTAGATAGGGTTCATGTCAGTGAGGAAGACAAGATCTTTATACCAGAGCCGATTATAGCAATAGAGGGATAGTTACAGAGGAAAACTAGATCTTTATACCAGAACCGACTGTAAAAGATTTTACTCCCAGTATATCTTAGAGAAGAGAAGAATTTTTAAGAAGTCTATAATTTTCAAAAGAACTCATGAATATACCAAAAGGCGTATAAATTTGATGTATTCATAGATATCATTCCTTTAACAAACAACTTTTTGTAACAAAAAAGTTTAACAATATGCTCTCAACTCTTGTTCTGACCCAGGAACAGATTAAGAGGATAGGTATAGATCTTCTCACAATCTTTAGAGACCCGGATTTTGTCATCTTCTTCTTGCACAAGTATCTTTCCATTGAGCTCTCCCGAAGTTTTCACTGTTCTCTTAGGCTCAAGCCTTCAGAACGCTGGTCTAGATTAAACTCACTATGTAAGAAGAGAGAGTTCTCAAAGATCTCACCAAACTCAAACGTCCCAATAACTTGTTGTCTACCGATAGATGGAGAGAGATGGAGAGCACAGAAGAAGTTGCTAACACAAATCACCTATTTCAGAGGATACTTTATCAGGTGTAATTCAGATTATTGTGCAATGCCTAATGATGATAAAACAAAACCATCAGATAAGATTAGACTCATAAATTATATGGGGGAGTATGGGCTTTCTGATATTGGTGTTAGAGAAGCTTACAAAGAATATCTAGAGTATGAAGATTACTTAGATTACAGCGGTCTTCCAGAGTATTATTTCTATCAAGAAAGTCCTCAACTTATATACAACAGCAACGACATAGCTGATTACCAAATCTTAAACTAGATAGTAATTACCATAAGAATTTGATATAAAGATTTTTTATGTAATATATATGTGTAGTATAAAGGTTAATATATAAACTATGTCACGTTACGCAACTCCTTGTTTCTCTTCCGAGTGTGGATTGTGTCCTAATTGTTGCAAAAGTGATTATATTCATAAAGAAAGTGAAGAAGTGACTAGATCAAAGGATATGAAAATGTTGTATGGTAGAAAAAAAGTAGATGAAATATCAAATAATTATAGTAAGAGACTTAATAATTGGTGTAAAGAAAGAGGATACAAAAATCCTAATGATATTGGTTGGACAAAAGTGAATGTAAAGAAGTTTAGACCCGGTTCTTTCGACCCAATATGTTTTAGTCTTATAAAAAGTTCTCATAATTTTATTTGTTCAGATCTCCATTGTCAACTTCTATATGAAGAAGCTAATGATTGGTTAAAAAATAAGAGTTATCCAATTATGCCTATTTATTCTTGGAAAGATGGAGAGAAGAGTTTAGATAAATATATTTGTGGTCCTTGTTTGGATTATAAATGTGAACTCTGAATATATTTAAGTAATAGATAACAATTATTAAGTGTAATAATATTATGAACTCCACGATAAGAGCGTGCGTCTTTGATTTAGGAGGAACAATTGTAGACAGATATTCTTTTTCGCCTTTTTTTTCTCTTAAGAGAGCATTCATGAAGAACAATATTAAGATCTCAGATAGAGTTATTCTGAAAGATATGGGTATGTCAAAGAATGAACATATAGGAAGGATATTATCAGATAAATATGTAGAAAAAAATTGGTTTCTTAAATACGGTAAGTTTCCGGAACCAAATGATACAGATATGATTTATGAAGATTTTAAGATAGAGCAAAATAAATTATCTAAGGTTATCAACATTCTACCCGAAACTAAGAGTACATTTGAATATCTTAAAGAAAGAAATGTGAAGATAGGAATTACAACAGGATTTGATAAAGAAAATATGGATTTAATTCTTTCAAGAATGGAAGATGAAGGATTATATGTAGATGGTGCTGTTTCTTCTACTTGTCTTTTAAGATCAAGACCATATCCAGATATGATTAATAAATTAAAGGATGATTTTAATATAGAAAACAATTATCAAATTGTGAAGTTTGATGATACACCGATAGGAATTAAAGAGGCTAAAAATGGGGGGTTTTGGAGTGTGGGTGTAGTTAAATGGTCAACGCTGATGGAGATAGTAGAACCCGAAGATGTTATGGGCGTAGGTTTGATGGCTTCCGATGAATATAATAAAAGATTAATGAACGCACGTAAAACTCTTATAGATTCAGAAGCAGATTTTGTAATACACGATTTAACTGAAATAAATAATGTTTTCAAAGAAGTTCATAGAAGTATATTATATGATTATTTTTAAACATATTATATAGTATAAATGTTAGTAAAAGTGTTGATAGTGTATTCAATATTATTTATATTATTTCATAAATTGAATATATTTAATTATATACACAAATATTTATATGGTAAACTTTATGTAAAAGATAAATTAGATATATCTGCTCTTTTATACGCACCATATGATTTTTCAAATATACGTAATATAATACTAAGTTTTTTAGCGACCCCCTATGGATTATGGATAATTAGTTTATCATTGTTGGTTATTCTTTTTGGGTATATATCTCACACTTGGTTTATAATATTTTCACTAATTGTATATATATTATTGGTAATTGGTTACTATATAGTATTTATAAATGAGAAATCAATATATATATACTATGTATCGCGATTAATTATGTTACTTATACCGTTTATAAGATTATCATTAAATATAGGATCTACAAAAGAAGCGGTAAAAATATATGGTGAGCAAGTTGGTCCAACATTTATTTTATTAGCTTTATTAATTTTAATTGAATATACAATTACATATAATTATAAACCTGATTTAGGAGAATACACCGTTAAAAATATAAATGATTATAAGCGAATATATAATCCAAAATGGATATTTATAACATTTATCATACCAATATACATAATGATTTATATTTTATTAAGAAGTATTAATCTGACGAACACATTTGTTATATCATTTACTTTAATGTTTTTGTTCTTATTATTTTCCTATTTGATACAAATTTGATTTAAATATATTATTCTATAGTATAATTATTGAAGATGATACCAATCCGCTGTTTTACTTGTGGGAATGTTTTGGGTGATAAATGGGTTCCATATATAACAGAACTTCAAATATTAAAGAGTTCATCTGAAGAAAAGATAGAAGATACACTTGAACTAAAATACATGGATATTAATTTGATAAAGCAAGAAAAGTCTATAGAAGGAAAATTATTAGATGAAATGAAAATACATAAATATTGTTGTAGAAGAATGATGTTATCAAATGTTCATCTTATATCCTATATAAGTTAAAAGAAATTATATATAGTATAATATACTAATATACAATTATGGGAGATTATACAAGATTAGAAACGGAGAGATCTGATGATGATATTATAGGAGCCAATGAGGTTCCTACAGATCCTAGACCTCAAATGTCATTAGATTTAAAAAATGCTTATAATCTAACACTACAAGAAAAGTTTAAGATTGATAATTTAGTTAAAGAGGAATATTCAAAACAGAAACGTACTATAATGGAAGAACCGTTGGGTGATATCTTAGATAAGACATTTAATTTTTATGGTAATTTCTTGGTTGAATATAAAGAAAAGTATGATTATGCTGATGCACTACTAAATGTTGATGTTGATGAACTCGGTAAACCCAGTAATTTTATAATAATACATTTAACCGCTATATCACTAATGTTAAGAGATTCAGATAATATTATATATATTGGTATATTATTAATCATATTATCAATAATAATATATTTTTTTAATATAAGTATAGGATAAATGATAGAAACTATAGAAGGATATCTATATAATCGCGATGAAAATAGTATTTATTTTATTCTGCTAATTTTTATACTAATATTAAGTTTTTTTGACATAAAATATGTAATTGCTTTAGGAGTTGTAGTTTTTATATTTCTTAATCTTAAAGATATAGAGGGTAAGATAATACAAGGTGGGCAATTAACACACGAGCATTTTTTTTATAATGATAAAGTTCATAGTATAGTTGAAGAATTAAGGAAATATAGAAAATATAACATATCCGCATTTAATTTAGGATCAAAGTATTTAAAACATTTCTTTAAATTGGTTAATAATATTCAAAGAGTAGATATGATTCATGTTAGACATAGTTTTGAAAATGCGGAGTATTATCTTAAAAGGGCAATAAATACATACCAAACTATGACAATCTCAGTAAAAGAAAAAAGTTTTGAAGAGCATCTAAAGCGTCCAGATGAATTAAGAAGTATAAAAATAGGTAGAATATGTAAAGAACTATATAGAGAATGTTATTTAATTTTATGGAATCTTTCAAAGAAAATAGATGTAAAAAATAAAGATAAAGATCATCTTGATAGATACAAAACTTATTTCAATTATAGTTCAGATATAACAACTGCATATGATGAATATAAAAATGATAATGAATTATATTAAATCGTTAAATAACGATAATTTATATATTTAGTTATTTTATGAATGAACATTTAGTTAACTCTTCATTATTTGTAGTTAAGACTGAAACTAATGATGTAAAATATACATTCTTATATTATTCAAAAGATAAGAGTATATATTATGATATATTAAACTCTATAAACGATTATCAATTAGAATCTCTATATGGTTTTATCTACAAACACTACATAGTTTGTAATGATATATTAACTGATAAAGATATATTAAAACCCTTTTCAAAAAATAATATAGATGATAATCTTAAAAGTTTCATAAATAATGATTTAGCTAAAGAAATATTCATTATTAATCTTATAAGAGTTTATTTCAGGTAAGATTCGTAAAGGTTGACGGGACACCTGCTATTTCTTTATCCATTTCTGTAAAATCTGGTAATTTTATATCTTGAATAAGGTCTAAAATCATCCCATATGTATCATTATTATCTGCCCCCAAGCGGATTAACTCTTTTAGAAGATACATACTTTTCAAACTTGCATTTTTCCACATCGTTAATGGATCTATTCTTGGAATATACTCTTTTTTTTCAATCATATAACAGTAGTTTATTTCGTCAACATACTGAGAAGAGTCAATTTGGGGTGTATTATCAAAGAAATTAGGACCATTAAGTATACAAACCTCAAACATACTATCAATATTTGTAGGATTATCGCTATTAATTTCTTCAAGTGGAACTACTTTTAAATCGTGATGTCTAGAGAAAGTTAGATTTGTAACCCCACCAAACTCAGGTATAACTATAGAGAACATATTCCAATGTGGTGGTGGATCAGATTGAACATTAAATCTCCAAAAAACACATACAGGATATGTATTTGGATTTTCAATTCTTACTTTTTGCTTCTTATCTCCTCGAAGATTATTCTGGATTAATTGTTGACGTCTTTGGGTTCTCACCAATCTTTGATCATTTCTTCTTTGTCTTTCTTCATTATTCATAATAGGACAAGTTCGAATATTGTGTCCTTGTTCTCCACAATGTGAGCAACTGCGTATCCGAATAGATGAAGACATCTTTATAAGTTATGGTTTTATCATTCTATTACTGAATCAAATTTATTCAACTATAAGTTGCATAGTATTATAGATATTATTCTTATTCTTAATTGGGGTTTTACGATATAATCTATACTCAGCATTTTTTTTCTTATTATTCTTTTTATTCTCGTGAGAATATTCCATATTATTTATAGGTAAAATAGGAGGTGTAAATGTATCAACTGATATACTAGATAATTTATGATATTCCTCATAAGTTAAATCTCCCCCAAATATTTTTAAAGATTTCTTATTGGGTGGGATTTTTATTTTATTTGTGTCGCCGGTATTTATTCGGTAATAAATATGCAATAATGATACATTTGTCCACATTTTATTCCCATTATAATTGTCTATTATATATCTTAGCCCACAATTATAAGAACAAAAATTTCCATTTATGTAGAATATATTATTTATATATTCGTGAGGTATTGATATTATATTATTATTTAAACATTTACAACAATTCCAACATATAAAACTCTCTGAAACAGCTTCTATTTTTGTATCTACTTTTTCATACCCTGGAATATCTTTTATATCATTTTTTATATCTTTAATATTTATTATTAAATTTTCTATTTTATTCATTTATTTGATAATATTATCTTATTCTTAAATAATGAGGAAGATTTGAATCAAAATTAGTTTCATTATTTTTATCACTGAAATGAACAATCTTATTAAATATTAACCAATAAACTAGAATACTGAGTAAAATATATGAAGTATTCTCTATAAAACTGGATGATAAAAACTCCACATTATTCATATAAGAGTATAAGAATTGTGAGAATAATTGAATAATAAGCATTCTAAAAAAATCGTTGATGATAATTATATTATAATTATTTGTATCTAATGTAATTTTATATATACTATCCATATAATTTAATATTATATTATTTATTAATTGTGTTTAAAACCCATATTTAAGATATTATAGTTATCATATGAGTAGTGAAATTATGTTAAGTGGAACCAGTTTTCAAACACTTTTATTATTGATACTTGTAATATGTATATCTGTGTTTTTTTTCTTTGAATTAAGAAAGATTAATCTTAAATTAATATCACAAGATATGTTAATACAAAAGATATCTGATGAATATAAAGAATCCAAAAACAACATAAAATCAGATACAATATCTCAAGAGTTTATATTTGATGAGTTAAAAGTTGATGCTATTAATGATAATACAGATATTAATGGTAATACAGATATTAATGGTAATACAGATATTAATGGTAATACAGATATTAATGAAGATGTAACAAATAATATATATAACTCTATGATATTGCGTGAAAATAAAACTCCACCTATTAATATCTCAAAAACAATTTTAGATATAGAAATAGATAGGGATTCTGATAATTCACCATCAGATAAAGAAGTAGGTAATGAATCGGATAATGAATCGGATAATGAATCGGATAATGAATCGGATAATGAATCGGATAATGAATCGGATAATGAATCGGATAATGAATCGCACGATAGTTTAGAAACAGAAGAAATTATTAAAGAGCTTCAAGAAATGAGTATTAAAGAATTAAAAAATATCCTTCAAGAAAAAGGTTTAGCTGTTTCAGGAAATAAAACTACTATGATTGAAAGAATAATTAAATCTTTACAACCTTTGAACAATTAAACAACCCATTATTTACATTTAAACTAAGAATTAAAATACATCATTGTGTTTATCTCATTAATAAATGAATAATATAATTCGCTAATTCTACGGTTTTGTTAATATCATTAATATTATCTGATAATTTTGTATTTATTTCAACCATATCTATTGATCTGATATTTTTATATTTTGATAGAGTGTTCGCTATACATATACATTCGTTAATAGTTAAACCATTACTTACCTTCGTGCCTGTACAAGGAGCATATATAGGATCTATTGAATCTATATCCCACGAAATATGTAAATTATCTATGTGAGAGAAATATAATAGGATTTCATCCATAACACATTCAATTGTTTTACGCTTTATAGTATTCATAGTATATGATTTAATGTTTAATTCTTTAATGATTTTTAATTCATCATCTTCTATATCTCTTAAACCTATATAAATTAAGTTTTTAGGATTTAATTTAGGTATTTTATTCATCCATTCAAATCCTCTTATATTAGTACAATCGGTTAGACCTAGTAGAAATGATAATGGCATACCGTGTAAGTTCATACTTTTAGATGTGTCGGGTGTATTTATATCAGCGTGTGCATCAATCCATATTATACCCATATTATTATCATATGATATAGCAGATGCCACACTACCACACGAAATTGAATGATCCCCACCAATTATAACTGGATATGTATCCCGATATTTTTCAAGCACATGTAAATATAATTGATAACAATATTCCCCGATTATATATGAGTTTTTAATTATTTCACCATACGAATTAACATTAATATAATTATTATCATTAGTCTTACATTTGAATAATTCAAAAGAAACATTATACTTAGATAATAATTTAACTAATCCCTTTTCCTTTGCCATTATAATAGGCGTTTTATCGCATCCTGATATAGGTTGCCCGTGAGATTCGGTTATACCAATTATAGATATATTTTTTCGTATATTAAAGTGCGATGATA